GGATTTTCTGTTTTAGGATTCCATTTATAATTAGCCATTGATGTAAAAGTTTGAAAACCAGTTTCAGAATCAAAAATTAAACGATCATGGTCAATAAGAGCACCTAAATAATTTATACCGTCTTTTACAGATTTTACTGCATTTTCACAAAAAATATCATAGTCATAAGCAAAATCAGCTTTAAGTTGTTGGGCAGCAGAGTCTATGTAAATCATTTCTACTTCCCACTTTTCTTCTAGTTCTTTAATATTTTCTGCAAGTTCTGATGTTGTTACCTCTCCAGAAATATATTCATCTATAACATAGAAATATTCACCGTCCGTAGCTATTACAATAAAAGCATTTAAATCACGATAACCAACATCAAGTCCTGCGATAACTTCAAAACGATTAAGATTTTCTTTTACCCAAGTTAAATCTTGAAGATGACGACTTTCATCTAAGTTATAGACCTGCATTTCTGTAGTAGTCCAATCACACTCATACTCTTGAGCAAACATCTTATTAGAAATAGAACGACGAGCTTCTTCAATATCTTTTACACTTAGTAAAGGATTAGCTCTCCACGTAAATAATCCTGACCCCCAGTCGTCAAACTCGGGGTCTTGTCCTCGAAGATAATATGTATAAAGATAATTTGTTTTACCACGGGGAGTGGATATAAAAAGTGCTCTAGAATCAGGGTAGGTAGAAAGAGCAGGACGTAGATCACGAGTAAAATACTCATCATCAGGGATGATTGCTGCCTCGTCTACAATTATAAGATGAGCAGCACGCCCCACAAGTGAGTCTCTGTTGTTAGCCGATAAGAGGCGGAAGGTAGAACCGTTGATAAGTTTGACAACTTTATCTTTTTGATTGAACCTATCCACTTCCAGTTGTAAGTTTCTGATGATATCTGTGACATAATCCCAAATAATTGATGATAGAGTAAAGTTAGGAGCTACTACCATCACTTGCTTCCCAGGTTCTAAAAGTTTAGCAAAAGCTAAAATACCAGCAGCCAAAGATTTACCAGTTCTTCTAGCAGAAATATGAGTCCAGAAACGATGATCTTCTAGCCCTTCAACCATTCCCCATTGAGACTCATTAAATTGTATTCCGTTATGTTCTCCTACAACAATCTTATCAAGTAACCTTTCTACAGGCACTTTAAAATACTTATCCATTTACCCTCATTTCAAATAATTAGCTAAAGCAATACCAAGTCCTGCAACAGCGCCAGCTACAGACCCTACCCAGATTAAAGTTTTTAGGCTTATACGACCAGAGGTAGCCATAATTTTTAGTTCATTGATTTCCTTGTGCATCTCTGAGATGTTTTTTGACATATTTTCCATATTTTTTAGTAACTGCTCATATCGCTCTTGACACACAGCCTCATGTCTAGAAAACTCTAGCTTAGACTGTTGTGTACGTTCATGTAAAGTATCAATATTCTCATTAATGTCCATTTTTCTACTCCGCATACTCTATCATATTAGAGTACCAAATAGCAATAGTGTAGCGATTACCTGACTCTATAGGTAGGACTTGATGAGTGTGTTCAAGACCAGCTTTAAACCCTACGAACATGCCTTTCTTTGGTTTTAGTCTATAATTTAGATTTACAAAATATATGTCACCCCCTATAAATGTATCATTTAGATAAAATATACCAGAATATGATCTAAATCTAGTGGGATGTTTTGTTTTTTTAATTTCTTCGTCTACATCTGGTTGCCAACAATTATCAGCATGAGGAGACATATCTTGTCCCTGCCTCCAGATTGTAAGTTCTGTGTTTTCTGGAAAACAATGATCTTGATAAAATGTGTTTATCTCACGTTGTCCTAAAAACCTAGAGTAGTTTAATACCGATGAAACAGTAGTATAAGGAGTTTCAGTTGCTCCACGTATATTTTTATAAGCTACCGTCCTATCTTTAAACGCTTCAATTCTTTGAAAAGGATTCACAAAAGCTTGAGGATACTTTTCACAGAACTTTGATAGAAAATCACAACTTTCTTCTGGAAGTGCGTTCTCTACTACTACGAGGTCATTCATCTGGTCGTTTTACTCCAGGAATGACTTCTTCTTCATCAATGACCAGCTCTTCTCTAGCTTCTTCTTCTCGTCTCGCATTTAAGTCTTCAATAAAATCAGACCTTGATTGGTCGAAAAGAAATACGCCTAAAAGTGATATTTCATATCTTTGTTTATCTGCGGTTATAAAGTACCTCATTGGGTGCTCATCTACATAACCATCTTCTACCAAGTTTGTTAACTTGTGAAATCTTAGTTGTCCCGGTAACTTATACCGAACTGAATATGTTTTCATTCTTACCCTCTTAATTAAGTTTTAATAATAAACTTCACTGCCACACCTGGGTGAGTAACCGTTAGTGCTGGCACTGAATGAGTGTGTCCGTTAACTGTAAGAGAGGGGATACTTAGTGCTGGAACACTTAAGCCTGGGATTGATAACCCAGGAACTGAGTGAGTATGTGAGTTAACTGTCATAGCTGGAATTGATAGTGCAGGAACACTGTGAGTATGAGAGTTAACTGTTAGAGATGGAACTGAATGCGAGTGTGAGTTAACTGTTAAAGAAGGAATCGCATGAGTATGGTTTCCTACGTTAGCTACTGCTGTAACAGCTGCAATGGCTCCTGTAACGTCTTTATCAGTAGTTGAGTTAGTATTAGCTGTAGTTAGTGTATGTCCGTGGGAACCGCCAGACCCTGTATTAGAGGCAACAGTTGTTGCACCTGCGTTACCAGTATTGGCAGCAACTGTGGAAGCTCCTGAACCTCCAGAAGTTCCTGATCCTGTATTATAGGTAGAAGCTGGAATACTTGGAGCTGTTCCACCCGATGTTGAGGTACCAGTAGTCCCTGTTCCTGTAGTACCAGTACCTGTTGTGCCTGTGCCTGTCGTTCCGGTTCCTGTATTATTGGCTACGGTAGAAGCACCACTTGATCCTGATGTTCCAGTTCCAGTGGAGTTCTGACCGCTTGCATTAACTTCTCCAGCTGTCTTAGAGCCAAGAGTAAAGGTTGAAGCACCATAAGGAGCACGATCTCTAAAGTCGGGAACGTTGAAGGTCGTAGACCCGTCGCCTGTACCGTATGTAGTTCCAATAACAGCAAAAAGTGCTGAATAGGTACTACGAGAAATAGCAGCGCCTTCACAGAGATAATAACCTCCAGGTGCAGAGGCTGCACCATACATGATGATAGAACCTGTAGGATTCAAAATTGATGAATCATTAGCATGTTTTCCATCGAGTGTATCAGCATCTAGTCCAGAACCAGATCCGTCAACTGTCTTAATCTTGGTTAAAACGTCAGCGGCGGTATAACTTGATGAAGCAAGTTTAGCGTCTAGCGCAGTCTGTAATCCATCGACGTTACTAATGATATGGTTATGACTATCATCTGCTACAGTAACTGTAATAGCAGTAGTACCTGATCCGCTTGCATCGCCTGATAAAGTAATAGTTTGGTTGCCAGTTAAATATGAACCAGAGGCTTGTTTGCCGTCTAATTGTGTTTGAATGTTTGATGTTACACCATCAAGATAATCAAATTCTGTACTTGTTACCCCAGTGGCATGTAATGTATCTAGATAATTAAGTTCTGTAACGCTGCCTGTATAACCATCAAGGACATTTAGTTCTGCCGCTGTTGAGGTAATTGCTACTCCCCCAATAGATGGAGAGGTCATATTAGGGCTTGTTAGAGTCTTATTAGTTAGTGTTTGTGTTCCAGTTAAAGTTGTTACTGTACCGTCTATTGCAATACTAATTTGGTTATTAGTAACAGTTGTGTCAATCCCAGTTCCACCCGCAATAGTAAGTGTTTCTCCTGAATTAAACGTATCATTAGAACCGCTATCAGCAGAAAGAGTAAAACTAACATTAATACCATCAATTTGTGTTTGGATAGAACTTGTTACTCCATCAACATAATTAAGTTCTGCTGCAGTAGCAGTTATCGCAGTACCACCAATTTTTAAAGTAGTTGCATCTACAGTAGAAGAAACAACTTCCCCACCAACATTTACGTTACCTGTAGAAGTTCCATTACCGACTGTAACAGTGGCATTAGAGGCTACTTCAAACTTGTCTGTGGCGTCTATCCCAAGACCACCTAGAAATTTATCTACACGGGTTACCATTATTTCTTAACCTTCCTTCTTGGCGATGCGCCTGTTGCTACATTTACAGGAGTACCAGTTCCTTGTCCTTTTTTACCTGCTCCAGCTTTTCTTTGTGCTGCTTGTTTACGACGAACAAAAGAAGCAATTCCAGATTTTCCTAATTTTTTAGCTTTTTCTCTTGATAGACATGCTGCATAAGGGTCGCCTTTTGCTCCCTCTCCACATTTTCCAATGCGTTTTCCTTGAGAGTTATAACGATCCCATCCGCCGCCTCCAACGCCGCCGGTTTTACCAGTTCCGAACCATGCTTTTAGCCCACCACGAGGTTTTGCCATTTAAGTCTCCAGTGATGATAATTTAACCATTTTCATCTACCCAAGCTTGTATGTCTGCTTCTGTTGGGGAAGAGTCGCCAAAGGTAAAATCATGCCTAATAGTACCATCAGGTTCTCTTAAAGAATGGCTATAAGGGGAACTATCAGTTCCTTTATATAACCACCCATTATATGATACTGCTACATTTGGCATTTAATTCTCCAATGATGCTTTTAATTTGGTCATGAATACTGATTTAGCAGCTTCTAGTTGTTCATATTGCATTTTTAAATTAGATTGTTTTACGCCAATATCTTTAAGTTGAGCAACACATTTAACTTGATCCTGATCAAGGTCTGCTAAGTCATATTCCTTATCATCTATAAAAATTTTATTTTGGTTTTCTTGTTCCATTATTCCCCTCAATATTTTCTTTTTGGATTTCTAATCACTTGATTTTTAAATGGTGTTTTTGATGCACACCACTCATCGTACCCCATATATCCTGGCTTTTTACCAGAGGGTTTGGTGACCATTCTACCGAGGGGAGTGTAGAATTCACACCAGTCTTGTTTTTCTTTGTAACGACGATCAGAAGATGCCTGTTCCCAAGCACCTCCTGATCTAGACTTTTTATCACGGTAGCGATAACGAAGTGTCGCCATTACTTTTTCTTCTTTTTAGCTAAAATCGCTTTCTGAAGTGCAGGAGGCAACTTCTTTTGAGCAGCGGTTAAACCTCCGTTACCATTTGCCTTCTTCTTACCATTCTTTTTCATAGGCTTCTTTTTACCATAATGTCCGGGCATAGTTATTTCTTCCTTTTTGTAGTAGAAGTACGGTATTTACCGCCACGTTTTTTGTATTCACGCACTAACCAACCGTTAGCGTATGCAGAAGGGTAAACAGCAAACTTACGTTTGGCTTCTGCCTTAACTCGATTGTATAGCGCTTTGTTGGTTGGAATTGCTTTTTGTGCCATAATCTTTATACTTTACCTTATATTTTAGTAGGAGTCAAATCAAAATTTACGAAATTGTTCTAAGCTCTAAATCTAAGCCAGAGGCAAGTGAAGCGTCTTTAAATTGAACATTTGCCCCAGAAGCTCCAAGAACATACTCTGTGGGTCGTTGAGATACTCCGTTAATACTTACGAAAACATTATTTACACTAGAAACTGTTGTTCCAATTGCATATGAGTTATAGGTTCCTGTTGTGTATTCTGTGCTAGTAACTGTTGCGAAGCCAGTTGCGTCAGCAGAAATTGTAGTGCCAGAACCACCACCCATACTGAATTGGTGAACTTTATCATCGAGAACAGTAAGAGCATACAACTTGCTTTCTGCTTCTTCAATATAGAAACCTGTCATTGCATTCATATTAGTGGCACCAGACACAGTTGGAGTGTCTAGTTCTTCATCAGCCAAAGAAGTTATCGTTGTGACATCATATGCAGTAGACATTAGATGCTCTGTTATATGACTATCACCAGATTGCGAATAGTTATATTGACCAACATATACGGATGTTCCATCATCAGAAAACTGCATAGAACGAATATCAAAAGGTGTGAAACTTGCTGTCAGTGCTGGACTAACTGTTTCCGAAGCATTAGAAATAGTTGAAATGTCATAAGGAGTAGACATAGTGTACTTATATATTTTGTCATCACTACCTCCAACGGCAATAGCATTACCATTATCAAGCCAATCTATTGCTCTAGCTGTAGTGGTTTCAAATGCTTCCCCACTTCCATTTGGTAGTGTATGAGTCTTACTTGCATAAGCAAGATTTCCTAAACCGCCATCAGCAGTGTTTGTGCTACTAAATGTATATTGATATATAACAGAGTTTACTTGTTGTACAAGAATATGTTTACCATCTCTTGACAGACAAGCGTGATTTCCGCTTGAAGTTTGACTGCTAACACTAAAATTGGTACCACTATTATATGTATGTGTTGAAACGTCCCAAGCAGTTGATAATGTATGCTGACGTAAAATATCATTCTGCCAAGAAAATAAAATTATCTTAGTCCCATCAGGACTAAACATGAGACTTTCATAGTTATATTCTTCGCTGACGTCAGCAGTTTTAGTATCATATGTTGAAGTGTCTAAGTCAACACCAGCAAGCAGAGTTATATTATCTCCAGCAGTTAGTGTGCCTTGTTTTGCATTTAATTGTGTTTGAATTGCAGAAGTAACACCATCTACGTAATTAAGTTCTGCGGTAGTAGCAGTTACACCGTCTAAGATATTTAACTCTGCAGCAGTTGAAGTAACACCATCCAAGATGTTTAACTCTGCAGCAGTTGATGTAATTGAAGCTCCTCCTATTTGTAGAGTTCCAGAAACATTTACTGTACCACTGAAAGTCAAGTTACCGCTTGCACTATCTGTAGCGTCACTTCTTAAGAAACTTCCAGAAGAAACTCCGTCAAGTAAATCAGCATCCAATCCAGATCCTGCACCGTCATTAGAAGTATCAAAGAATCCTAGTGCTCTAATTTCAGCAGCAGTCATTGTACCACCTGCAGAAGCAATACCTGCCGCAAGTTGAGCGGCGTTTGAAGAACGAGTAGCTTCTACTGCATAATACGCACTTGACTGGCCATCTAGTAAGTCAGCGTCTAAACCAGACCCTGCACCGTCTACAGTCTTAATAGCTGTTAAAATTTCTGAAGCAGATTGGTCAGCAGTTGCACCTGACTCAATTCCATCAAGTTTAGTACCATCTGTAGCTATATCACGACCGTCTACTGTACCAGAAACTGTAATATTACCAGTTACTCCTAAATCACCTGTTTCTAGTGGGGCTGCTGTAATTGTTAAATTACCTGTAGAGGCTCCTGTTGCTGTGGTTGTACCTACAATAAATTTATCCGCAGATTCATCCCACCCCATAAAAGCGTTATCACCAGTTGATCCGCGCTCAATAACAATACCACTATCATTTCCATTAGAAGCTGCACCATTATTTAGTTCTATAAGATTATCTTCAATAACCGTATTTGTAGTAGAGGCGGTGACAGTTGTGCCATTTACAGTAAGATTACCTGTAACGATAAGGTCATCACCCATAGTTACCTCACCAGTAAACGCGGATCCTCCACTTGATATGTTAGATATAGAGGTATTAGCTCCTTGTAGACCTGTTATAAGGTTAGTAATGTCGGTATCATTAGAAGCGATATTAGTGTTAGCACCGTCAATACCGCCTTTAGCGACAAGATACGTTGCATAGACATTTGCTACAGTGTCTTTAGCATCAAGAGAGGTTTGAAGATTATCAATATTAGAAATAACATGATTATGAGAATCATCAGCAATAGTAACTGTGATAGAGGTAGTTCCTGAACCACTAACGTCACCACTTAGTGTAATAGTTTCGTTGCCTGTTAAATAAGATCCTGATGCTTGTTTACCGTCTAGTTGTGTCTGAATTGCAGAAGTGACTCCATCTAAATATCCAAGCTCTGTCGCAGTTACAGCAGAAACTTCAATCTTACCTCCAGAGCCTGATTGAAGTGCTCTAGAAGCAGTTAAATCTGAAGTAAGAACAGAACTAATAGCTCCTGCAATATTAGCAGTACGTCTTGCTTCAAGGGCTGTAATATTTGTATTTGCTCCATCTATTCCACCCTTGGCTACAAGATATGTTGCATATACGTTAGCTACGGTATCTTTGGCATCTAAAGAAGTTTGGAGATTATCAATATTCGAGATAACGTGATTGTGAGAATCGTCTGCGATTGTAACTGTAATAGCAGTAGTCCCAGACCCAGATACATCCCCACTAAGAGTAATAGTTTCATTACCAGTTAAGTAAGACCCAGAATCTTGTTTACCATCTAATTGTGTTTGAATATTACTAGTGACGCCGTCTGTGTAGTTAAGTTCAGCAGTGGTAGCAGTTACCCCATCAAGTATGTTAAGTTCTGCGGCTGTAGCAGTAACTAGAGTACCACCAAGTTGTAAACCAGTAGATGACCCATCGTGTGTATTGATATCAAAATCAGTACCATTTAATATGCTATATTTCGTAGACGACATACGCATATTAATATTTTGCGAGCCTGCTTTTTGATGTGCTATTTCAATGATACCATCTTCACTGCCGCTACTTGCGTCACCAATCTTACCAGTGATCTTAGCAAACACTGTTTTACTGTTTGCATCATTGTCTGCACTGAACTTGATCTGACCAATGTAGTTTGCATCTGCGCCTGTGATATCTCTAAACAGTTCAAACTCAGGAGCCGCCGCACTGCCTGCTGTTGTGCTTGTAATGATGTTATCACCTGTAGTATTAACTTTACCATCTAGTTGTGTTTGAATTGCGGAAGTAACTCCGTCTAAATAACCTAGTTCTGTAGCGGTTACTGCAGATACATCTATTTTACCAGATCCATCAGATACCACAGCTCTAGAAGCAGTTAAATCTGAAGTAGTAATAGAAGAAACAGCACCAGCAATATTAGCAGCGCGTCTGGCTTCTACAGCAGTTATATTTGTATTTGACCCTCCAAGACCAGTGACTAGGTTAGTGATATCAGTATCATTGTTAGAGATGTTGGTGTTAGCTCCCGCGATACCGCCTTGTAGAGCGATCACATTTGCCTCTTCAGCCGCAATGCGAGTATTTGCCCCAGAATGTGCTCCTAAGAAGATAGAAGTATTAGAGGCTCTTCTTACCTCTACTGCGTCTGCATCTCCACTTGCATCAATACCTGCAATTCCTGCAGCTAGTTGAGCCGCGTTTGATGATCTTGTAGACTCGTTTGTAGAAATAGTAGTGTTAGCACCTTCTAAACCAGTAACAAGGTTAGTAATGTCAGTATCGTTAGATGCAATGTTGGTATTAGCTCCAGCGATCCCACCTTGTAGGGCGATAACATTAGCTTCTTCTGCAGCTATTCTTGTATTAGAACCAGTAAAAGCTCCTTCAAAAATTAGAGTGTTAGCTGTTCTTCTAGCTTCAAGAGCAGTAATATTTGTATTAGAGCCATCAAGACCAGTTACAAGGTTAGTAATGTCAGTATCGTTAGAAGCGATGTTGGTGTTAGCCCCGGCGATTCCAGCTTGTAAAGCAATTACGTTAGCTTCCTCAGCAGCAATTCTAGCATTAGATCCTGTAAAGGCGCCAAGGAAAATAGAGGTATTGGCTGCCCGACGAGTTTCATTTGCAGTAATATTGGTATTTGAACCCGCAATGCCAGTTTGAAGATTAACAGTGTTAGAAGAAATTGTACCAATCTGAGTTGCAGTAGTTGTAGCAAAGTTAGCGTCATCACCTAAAGCAGCTGCAAGTTCGTTAAGAGTGTCTAAAGTCTCTGGAGCGCTATCTACAATTGCTGCAATTTGAGCATCTACATAAGTAGTAGCAGCTTTTGTAGCAATAACAGTGTTAGCTCCATCTAGTCCAGTTACAAGGTTTGTGATATCCGTATCATTTGATGAGATGTTTGTGTTGGCCCCAGTCAATCCGGCTTGTAGGGCGATGACGTTTGCCTCTTCCGCAACAATTCGAGAATTTGAACCAGAAATCCCACTTTGTAACGCGATAACATTGGCTTCTTCAGCGGCGATACGAGAGTTTGAGCCTCCAATACCGCTAACTAAATTTGTGACATCTGTATTGGTAGCTGAGATTTCGTTAGTGAGAGCTACGTTAGCGCCTGCGAGTCCTGTCTGAAGATTAATTACATTAGCCTCTTCTGAAGCTATACGAGTGTTTTGTCCGGCGCTTGACCCAAGAAGTATTTCAATATTAGATTCGAGTAGAGCAATATTAGCGCTAACGTTTGAAGCGCCGCCAGCTGTAGGAGTGACGATTGAAGTGGTATCACCTGATGCACCTGCAATTGTGATACCCTCATCATCAGCGGCTGAAATTGTAACAGAACCAAGTTTGATAGACCCTGCAGAGATAAAGACATCTTTCCAAAGAGCATCAGCAGCACCTAAAGAATAAACGCCATTAGCTTTAGGAATTAGATTACCAGCTTGCCAAGTTCCAGTGTCATCAGCAAAAGTAGCAATGGCAACCTGATTAGAGTTAGCTCCCTCCAACCCTGCTTGAAGAGCGACTACATTTGATACTTCGTTCGTATCTGTATCAACAGCAGCGATAACATTTGCGAGAGTGATTTTTTTAGTTTCGTCGGCAGATAGATCAACGACAACAAAGACGTCTTCGTCTGTAACGTCTGCAGAAGAAATACCAGTTAATGCTGTAATTTTTACGTTAGCCATTCTTCAATCCTTTTAGTTTAGTAGTAGCACATCATTTGATTCTGTAGTTAAGAATGCTCCATCTTGTGCGGTTAAATATCGTGTCTTATTTAAGAGAATCTGTCTTTCATCTTGTGTGAATAAAAAATCACCACTTTGAGTTTGTAGTAAGTCATATAAATCTGCAGAGACTAGTACATCTGCGCCTTCTCCAGCTTCAAGCCCTGCAGATGTTAATGAAAGTCGAAGACCACTAACACTTAGAACCATCTACTCTCTCTCAGAGATATATGCGGTTCCTGTCCCAGATGCGAGGATTATCGAAATGTGAGTGTGATATCCGTCTGTATCTGACAAATCTGCTCCGAGCGCCATATCAAAAGGTATTCCTGCAGGTATATAGTTTGATGAAGTAGTAGCGGTCACGTCTGATCCTCCGCTCTCAAAAAAAGCGGCTACTGTCGTAGTTAGTGTAATAACACGAGTTCCGCCAGAAAAGGCACTAGAACGTGCCGCTGTATCTGAAAGCGATAGTGTCTGCGCACCTCCGGTGCGAAACCGCAGCACAGGTATGCTTTGTGAGTTATCATCGCGAGGCATACGAGTTTTAGCCATTGCCTAAATCCTTCATCAACTTTTCATAGTTGTTAACTTGAATAGCAACTGCAGGCCCAGTCTTTTTAGGAGCCGCAGTATTTTCCATGTCGTTAAGCAGCTTCATCCAGTCGAGTAGATCTTTTTTCGAGAAGATACCAGTCTCCAACGCGTCTTGCATTTTTTGCTCTATCACTTGATTGATTAGATTCATGCGTTTGATGCGATTAAGATATCCTTGAGTTGTGTATACGGAGTCTATATACGAGCGTACTTCTTTCTTCTCCAACACCGCAGTAATACGATCTTCTGGAAGCGCATACTCCTGACTCATTTCACCAATATCTTTGCCGCCAAGATAGTCATTGGCGATGCTCAAAAATACTGGGTCTAGCTGGGGAGTCTCTAACGACTTGTTCACGGCATCCAACGCCGTGACGATAATTTCTTTACTCATGCTTTATATTACTCCAATGTCTGTGTGATGTCCAACGTTAAATATTTACATCCTGTTGATAGGATATCTCAATGCTCATATCAACGATTCCATTTGGCTCCATCAAGCCTTCATCTGTTGATACTGATACTATCCGTGAATCTGCTATCATATGTGTGGAAGTTGCGGCATCGCGAAAGGAGTCAGCCGCATCTTCTATATCCAACGCAAGTTGATCAGCGAGGCTTTGCGAATCTTCTCCCCGCACATACCCACGAATGTTTATGTTCATGTTATAGTAGCGTTCGCCGGCACCGATATGGGTTACGTCAGATGAATCTACGTGGTAACATATATACGGAAAGTCATTTATCTGGTCCAAAAATTTCATGCCTCGCTGTACACCATTTGTGGGAAGCGGTTCGTCGCTATATTGCGCGGAGCGCAAATGCGTGGTT